GGGATTTTGACATTAAGTAATCGAATGTACTTAATTCAAGGATTTTGAAAGGGTAAGGATTCCAGATAAGAAGTCCTATTGCTAATGTTGCAGTTATGGTTTTAGTCATTAGTATTTATCATATGTATATTGCTTAATACTGCTATAGTTACTAATACGTTCATAGTAGTTATTGCCCACTTCTCATCTGGATGATTGTTAAAAAGTCCTACATGATTTAAGCCATAAGATACTACAGCTTTATGTAAGAGTAACTCTTCAAGTGTAGGGTTTTTGGATAGAAAGGGATTGCCTTCCATTAAAGTATTTCTATTTTCAATAGCGTATACAGTAGTAGCAACATCTAATGCATTTATTACTACAAAATATTTATGGCTGGGTTCTTGTATATTGAAGTCCCAGCTATACCCGGAGGCTTCTATTCTTTGCCTGTCTTCTTCCATTTGTTTGAAATCAAAGCTTTCGTTTAAATCAAAATCATAAGCTTGTAGTTGAGTACATAGCACTAAGAGTAGTAATTTTTTCATTGTTGTGTAATAGATATTGTTTTTGTACAATCAGCTGTGCAATTAAAAGTTGCGGTATATGTTTGATTTGTAGCTCCAAGTTGAGTTACATCTACATCATACCCTGTTGTATAGAATTTCATATTTGCTACGTGAGCTCCTGTTCCGTATTGTGTTAAGTCTACTTCATTGTCAGAATTGTAAAAGAATATATCTGCATCCTTATTACCGCTACCATATTGAACTATAGTAGCCGAGTTATTGTGCGCACCGCCATTTCCATAAATATAAGAATTATGTTGGCCAGTCCCATACTGATTAACAGTGATATCAGAATTATCACCGAAAAAGAATATTTTGCTATATTTATTGTTTCCTGTTTGAGTAGTTGAATAGACATTGTCATCTCCTGAGCCTAAAGCTTCTGCATGGTTATCATTACCTGTTTGAGTAACAGTTACTGTATTGTCATCTTCGTCTTGGTCGATATATGCATAGTTATCATTGCCATCTATTGTTACAGTAGACGAGTTTCCTATATTATTTGACCATACAGTATACATTTTAACAACATTGCTATTGCCTTCTACAGTACTGCTCCATACGGCATTTGTACAACTATGAGCACTATAATTAGCTCCAGTTATTGTTCCGCCTGAGTTTGCACCACAAAGAATAGTAGTAGTGTTACCATTACCTACTTGCTTAGTAGTAATTTGATTATTCGTTCCTTTTGTAATAATCGTAGTAGAGTTATCCCCAGCAAAGCTAAGGGGACTGATTAATAATAATAACGTTATCGCCCGCACCATTTATATTTACCTCCAATATTACTCCTGCGTTGTTTATATATAGATAAGTACCTGCATTTGTGTCGATACCTATATCGTAGTTGTTTTGTCCTTCGTGTACAAAGTAAATCATTCCTTCTTCCACAAAAGTGTATGTTTGGTATACGGGATCAAAGCCTCCTATTATACCTTCGAGCTCTACTCCGTTTAATTCCGAAGTTTGTCCTCTTTTCTTGCTTGTAGTTTCTACAAGTGCTAGTAAGTCTACCAAAAACTCTACACTTAATAAATCAATGTCTAATCTTGTGACTTCTTCATCCTCTCCGCAGTCTTCTACTAGAGCGTCACAATCTAAGTCTGGTGCATCTTCAAAGAAGTCTTTGTCTAAATCTGCAGTGGGTGATGTACCTGCCTCTTGTTCTTCTACTGCTCGTTCGACTTCTTCAGGTCTTTGAACAATTAACATATTGTCAATCATTCCAAGTGTTAAGTTTCCTAAGGTTACTGCTTGTGTGGGTGGTTGTTCCCATGCTGAAACCATTGTTGCTTGAAAAGCTTCATTGAGTATTTCTACTCCTGCTGCAGTTGTTACTGTTATCTCTCCTGATGAGTCTCCATTCTCATCTGGTAGTAGTATAACTAAACTTCTGCCTAATTCGTCTACAGTTGTTGTAAAATCTGTACCACGAATACCTATCTTAGCTGTTGGAGTATTGATTGTTATATTTTCTTTATCAATCTTTCCAAAAGCTCCCGAAATAAATCGAGCTGTTCCAGATGCCATGTTAAGAGCCATTTTACTCTTTGCAGGGTCTGGATCATAAATATACTCATCTATGATTAACTTTGAGTGTTCTGTAAGTTTTACAATAGAAGAGTCTAAAAATTCAATTGCGAGTCTACCGTTTCCAGTTCTTACATCATCAAAAGAAAAGATACCTGAATCTATTTCAGCATTGAAAGAGTCATTAGAGTTTGCTCTAGTAATCTCTCCATTGCCTCGAAGTTCAGATATCTCTCCAATTTCTGTCGAAAAGGCTGGAATACTAAATAGTATTAGCAGCCAGACGCGCATTGGTCTACATTAATAGTACCGTTTGATGTAGTAGATACTATATTAGCAACGTTTGTACTTGCAGTATCAGTTTGGTCAATAGTTACAGTATTAGAACTTCCAGTTAAAGATGCTGTGATTTGATGGTCAGCAGAACCTGTCTGAGTAGTAGTAATATTATTACTGTTTCCACTAATAGTCCAAGTATTTATACAACCCACAACTTCACAAGTACCTGTTACGGCATTTGAAGTTCCTGTTATAGTAAAGTCAGTGTTAGCCCCAGTAGCTGTCGAAGCAGCACCTTGAGTCCAAGTAAGACTATTACTGTCACCGATTGTAATGTAATCAAAATCAGAGTTAGCAATGTCTCCGGTAGCTCCACCTGCTAAAGTAGCAGTGTTACTATCTCCTGTTACACTATAAGTCCAACTAGATGAGTTGCCTTGAAGTAGTGAAGCCAAAAAGGTGTTAGTATCACCAATCTGGTCTATATCTACTGTCATTGAAGTACCTGACAAAGTTGCTCTATTGTCGGTTTTACCAATTGTATTGGTAGCACCTATTTGGTCAATAGTTAAGGTAAGTCCTGTACCTGTTTGAGTAATATATAAATCATTATTACCCGCAAACGCTGTAAAAGATAGACATATCGCGAATAGTCCAATTATCTTTTTCATTCTTTCTCTCCCAGGCTTGAGTAATTAAAATCCCAAACCTCTTTTTCGAGCCCCTGTACAACTAAACCATATACAGCTGCTTCTATCGCAGCTCTTACAGCTTGGCCGACGGCCTCGTTCTCTGTACTACCGCTTTCGATTTCCACGAGTTCTGTACCAAGTTCTATAAACCTGAATACATCACCTCCGCCTCCAGTCGATAATATAGTTTTTGTGGTTGTAACATTTAACAGGACTTCCCCTGTCTGAACTAATACAGCTCTTAATGTGACTGTAACGACGTCTTCACGATATTGATTCTTCATACCGATACCTAAGTATCGAGCACCGTTACCACCAGTTCTTACGTTAGTGTCATAACTAACGATACCACCCTCTATAATCATTCCTGCATATAGTAGTGGTTTTAAAATTGTTTTTCCATCTGCCCCTTTGTTGTATGCTTCAAAAGTACTTCTTACAAGTTGTCTTTCTTTTGTTAAAGCATCAAGTCCTGTTCTCTCTACAACTACAAACCAGTTTCCTTTTCCTGCATCTCTTAAAGCTTCGATCAGAATATGATGAGCTCCCTGAGTTACAGCAGTACTAAAACTCGCTATGTTATCTCCGCCTTTTCTTTGACCTGAATTATCTCCAAAGTTATATACTGCTACGACAGTCTTCTGATTCGGGTAAGGTAAGTTGAGTAATTGCTGAGTAGCACTTGGCTGTATTACGGGGCCTGTCTTACATACCATCTTGTTTGTACCTGCCTTTGCTACTCCAGTTACTACATCTTTTCCAAATCCTTCTTCAAATCTATAGCAGTTATCCTGTTGGACTCCAAATGAAGCACATCCAGTAAGTAGTAGTACACTAACCAGTCGCGCAATCACTAAAACATCCTCCAAAGCTTCCTACAGGTATTTCGATAGTTGTTGTTGATATTAATACTCCATCTAACCATTCTTCGACTACGAGAGTAATTGAGACTCCATTGTTTGTCCAAATTATTCTATTGCCTTCAAGCCATAGCTCACCCGTGACAGGGTCTTCAAGTGTTCCAGGATTTGTGTAGTCAAACAGAGACTCTGATATATCTTTTGCAAGTGTAGAGTATATTCTTGACTCTAAGTTTCTTAGGAACTTTGCAAGAGTAGTGTTGTCAGCTTCTCTTTGAGCTTCATCTAAAGCATCTTGTGCTTTCTGAGCAAGAGTGTCTTTTCTTGTTCTTTCCTGCTCGTCAATTGTCAAGTAGTGTGCGGATTGATTAATCCCACTAAATGAAGGGCTGCCAAACTTATGTACTAGTTCTGTAGCTGCTAACTCATATACAAGAAATGGTAATACAGCAATCCACCACCAGTGTGATACAGGTTGGTATTCTTTCTCTTTTTTAAAAATATT